CAATGGATGACGGCTATTACTGCGTTATCTGTGGGCGGTACATCGAGGCCGTTGATGGTGTGGTGGTGCATGACAACGTGCCGCACCCAGACATGGCATTTGACGATGAGGAGAGGCCGCAATGACCACACAACTGGTTCGTGATTCTATGAAGTTGATGGCCGATGCTGGTGTAGACATTTTGGACATCAAATGGTTTGATCTGACCGGGGCGTTCTCGGAGCATCAACACGCCAACCTTGAGCCTGTGATGACGCATCGCCCACCATTTGACAAATGTTTTGTCACTTGGAAAGGAAAGACTCGCAGCCACCCGAGCTATGAGGTTCTTATGCTGGTGGCTGGGACTGACCCAAACGAGGGAATCACGGTGTCAATGTGGAAGGGGCCAAGCGGCACAAGGCTGCGCCCCATCCCTGCGATGTTCTACTTCATCGAGGATGACAACATCCGTTACGGAGCAGTCAGTGATGATGAGCCGATAGACAAGGAATTGGCAGAGATCATGCTGGCGCAGATTGGTGTCTGGTACAGCGCCATGAATCAGCGTATTGAGGCTTACATCCCATCTATGCGGGACAGCTTCACCAACCGCCGCAAAGTACAGCAAGGCAAGTTGCCAACCTACGACTGGACAACGGTGTGGATTGAGCCATCTAAGCCCCGCCAAGAGTCCAAAGGGGGAACACACGCATCACCCCGACTGCATGAGCGCAGAGGCCACCTGAGAAGGCTAAAAACAGGCAAGAACGTCTGGGTCAAGTCCTGCAAGGTTGGTGACGCAAGCAAGGGGGCGATATTTCACGACTATGCAATCAAGGAGAAGAACACATGAAGATCGCATGGACTTTTATCATTGTGATGCTGGTTCTTTTAACCATCAGGAGCTGCGTATGACCGACTGCAAACACCGCTGGGAACCGACCACATTCGGCATCAAGTACCGCAATCCGGGCAGCTACTGGTATCAGTGCAAACGCTGCAACAGCGTGATCTGGACAATACTTTTGGAGAAAACATGACGCTAATAGACAGAGCCTGTTACGAGCGTGGGTGCGCTTGCTATGACTCCCGTGTTGACCGTGACGGTGTTGAGGTTGTTCAGCGCAAGTGGGTGGGCCTGACGGATGAGGAACGAATCATGTGCCGCAGCTACGACCCCGAAGAAGCTGTCGCCAAGACCGAGGCCAAGCTGCGGGAGAAGAACACTTGACCACGACCAACAAGGGAGTGCTGGTAACCAAAGCATGGGAGGCGCTGCATGAGTTCGGGAAGATCACCGCGCAGGAGTTTGCAGACTACGCCGACATCGGCAGGTATGACGCTCACGCCGTGCTCAACCGCATGGCCAAGCGCACCAAGGATGGACTCAAGCGTTTGCACGTGGCCGACTGGACATACGAGCATGACGATGCAAGGCGCTACCCTCGGGCAATATTCATGATCGGTGACAAGCCGGACAAGAAGAAGCCCAAGCCCAACATCACCGACAACAGGCGCAGGCACGAGCAAAGCAAGAATCGAATGTACCGAATGAATAGTGTGTTCAACATGGCGCTTCCCCGCGATAAGATCAGAGAGATAAGGAAATCATTGTGAAATGTAAATGTCACCCCGACTCGCCCTTCCATTGGGCGCACAATCCACGCCCAAGTATATTTCTGCAAGACTCGGTGTTCCGTGCCAAAGGTGTAGCGCCAACCACCGATTACAAAGCGTTCGGCATTTACCTCCGAGCCATGCCACACGTCAAACCTTTCCCCAACAAGCACGAGCTATGAAATGCCCCCTGTGTAACGCCCCCACGGACATTGAAGAAACACGGACAACCAACAAAGGATACGTAAGGCGAAGGGAGTGCTTCAACGGGCACACATTCAGCACGGTGGAAGCTGTGTTGACGGAACCGAAACTGAAGCGTTTACCTGCCAAGCGCCTTGAACTTGATGCCCCTGTGCACCGCCGATCAATTGAACGCAACGATTAACCAAAGGAGCCAACATGACACCGATCCCCAACTCAGCGCAAATGGAACTGTTCCCCGAACTCCCCCCAACCCTCACCCCTGAAGAAGAGCAGGAGCTGCAGCAAATGATAAAGACGAGCCGCTTGAACAAAGGCGTGAACGGCACCTCGGCCGATGACATGCAGGTCAGTGGCAACCACTACAAGGACATGCCGATCCAGCCTTGGCACATCATGGAAGCTGTGCTGACGCCCGAAGAGTTCACAGGATTCCTCAAGGGCAACATCATCAAGTACAGCCTGCGTGCTGGGCGCAAGGACGGCAGCGATGACGCAGGCAAGGCCAAGCACTACATGCAGAAGCTCGAAGAGTTTCGCGGGGTCTGACATGGCCCAAACACCTGAAGGCAAAGTCAAAGCTGCTGTGCGCAAGATATTGGACAAGCTGGGCATCTATCACTTCATGCCCCCGGGCATGGGGCTGGGGCGCTCAGGCATCCCCGACATCATCGGCTGCTACAACGGGGCGTTCATTGCCATTGAGTGCAAGGCTGGCAAGGGTAAGACCACGGTGCTGCAAGAGCGTGAGCTGCAACTGATCAAAGACTCGGGCGGGTTCACCTTCGTGGCCCGTGAAGATAACTTGGAAGAACTGGAAGGAAGGCTACTGCTATGGACAAAATGACACGAGAGCCATGCGATTTTGTAAAGCTGGTGCTGAACCGTATGGACACCAACCCCGATGAGTTCGAGCGCTACGGACGATGGGAATCGTTGTGCGAATCACTGGAGCGCTACGCTGGGGCGTATGACGACAAGAACACCGTGAGTGGTCGCAGCGTGCTGTGGGCGTACGATAAATTTGAAATCGACCTGATGCTGGCCAAGTACCGGGAACTCTACCGTGACCGCGAGTACAAGGCCATGCTCAAGAATCTTTTGATGGGTAATGAACCGAAAACGGGTTTCCTGATAAAACCCGGATACCAAGGCATCACACCCCAACAACTGTTTGCCAATACCCCAACCACCGGGCCTGTCGGCCACGTGGGTGTCACCATTGCCAATACCGCCTCCTCCACGACCAGCAACCCCCAAATCCGGTCGATGATTGATGATGCGATCGAAGCCAAGATGATGGGGTTCAAACGTGGCTAAGCTGATCACAATCGATTTTGAAACTTACTACGACAGCGACTACAGCCTGACCAAGCTGAGCACCGAGCAGTATGTGAACGATGACCGCTTCGAGGTCATTGGCTTTGCCTACAAGATCGATGATGCGCCTACGGTGTGGGTATGGGGGGCTGACCCTGACTGGGTGCAGCACAAGCTGCGTAGCCTACCGTGGGCCAACTCATTTGCGCTGGCGCACAACACCATGTTCGATGGGGCCATCATGTCGTGGAAGTACGGCATCAAACCCAAGGGCTGGCTGGACACCCTGTCGATGGGCCGCGCCCTGCACGGCGTTGAAGCTGGGGGTTCCCTCAAGGCGATGGCCGAGCGGTACGGTGCGGGCGTCAAAGGAACCGAGGTGCTGGATGCCAAGGGCAAAAGAACCCACCAGTTCTCCCCCTCCCAGCTTGTGCAATACGGCGAGTACTGCAAAAACGACGTGGAGCTGACGCACACCATTTTTCACAAGATGATGGCCGCAGGCTTTCCGCCTATCGAGCTCAAGCTGATCGACCTGACGCTGAAGATGTACGTGGAGCCCGTCCTCACGCTGGATAACCGGGCGCTGGAGCTGCACCTCGAAGACACCGCTGCGCAAAAGCAAGGGCACTTGGTCAACGCGCTGAGCGCCATCGGCCGCAAGGACTTGGCCCTCAAGCAAATCCTCGGGGATGAAGAGACCCGTGCTGGCATCCGCAAGGAGCTGATGAGCAACCCCAAGTTCGCGGCCATCCTTGAAGCGTTGGTGGACGAAGACGGCAAGCGTGTTGTGCCAAAAATCCCGATGAAGATCAGCATGACCACGGGCAAAGAGACGTACGCCTTTGCCAAGAGCGACGAGCAGTTCAAGGCCCTGCTGCAGCACGAGGATGTCCGTGTGCAGTCGCTGTGCGCTGCGCGTCTGGGTACTAAATCCACGCTGGAAGAATCACGCACGCAGCGTTTCATCGACATCGGGCGGCGTAACGGGGTGTTCCCCGTGCCGTTGAAATACTATGCGGCCCACACAGGGCGCTGGGGCGGTGCGGACTCTGTGAACCTGCAGAACCTGCCAAGCCGTGGACCCAACGCAGGCAAGCTCAAGAAGGCGATCCTCGCCCCCGAAGGCTACGTGTTCATCGATGCGGACTCTTCGCAGATCGAAGCGCGGACGCTGGCATGGGAGGCTGGGCAGGATGATCTGGTCGAGGCATTTGCGAAAGGCGAAGATGTTTACAAAATCATGGCAGCAGCTATATACGGCAAGGCTGAAGAAGAGATTACAAAAGAGGAAAGATTCGTGGGTAAGACTACGATCCTCGGCGCAGGGTATGGCATGGGGGGTCCGAAGTTCCAAGCTCAGCTCAAGACATTTGGCACTGACCTGTCCACCGACGAGTGTGCACGGATTATTTCGGTCTATCGTTCGCGCTACCCAAAAATCCCGCAGCTTTGGCGGGAGTCGCAGGAAGCCTTGAGGTGCATGACACGGGGCCAGACGACCAAGCTGTGCCGCAACGACCTGCTCACGGTGAACGACAAGGGCATCCTGTTGCCCAACGGCCTGCACATCTTCTACAACGGCATCCGTGAGGTGGCTGATGCAGAGGGCAAGCGACAGTTCGTGTACGACACTCGCACCGGGCCCAACAAAATTTATGGCGGCAAGGTCGTTGAGAACTTCACACAGGCTGTGGCAAGGTGTATCATCGGTGAACAAATGCTGAAAATCGCCAAACGGTACAAGGTTGTCCTTACCGTGCATGATGCCATCGGTATCATTGCAAAGCGAGAAGAAGCCGATGAAGCACGTGCTTATGTGGAAACCTGCATGCGTTGGGTTCCTGCGTGGGCCGAAGGGTTGCCTGTTAACTGCGAAAGCGGCATGGGAGTGAGCTATGGAGATTGCTGAAGAAGACGTTTACCACTATCAAGTAGATGGAGTGTCTTTCACCGGGCTTAGAGACGAGGCAATTTACAAATACTTCCACGGTGGCGTGCCAATTGAGGAAATTGCTCGTGTCCGTGGGTGTAGTGTTAGCCGCATCCATACTCTTGTGAAACGCCAAAAAGATGCCTATCACCTTCAAGCGTATGGCGCTCGAATACAACAACAAAAACAGTTCGATAAGGCTATGGTCAAGTTGGACCCCACCGGTAATTCAGCGGTGACTATGGCCTACCTCCAACCACTACGCGGCTTTTTGCAAGCCGTTGCATATGACAAATAAAATTCCAGCATGGAGCTTCAGTAGCCTGAAGACCTTCACGACCTGCCCCAAGAAGTTTTACCACGCCAAGGTGGCCAAGGACGTGAAGGAGCCCGAAGGCGAAGCTGCCCTGTATGGCAAGGAGGTGCACTCCGTTGCTGAGTTCTACGTGCGTGATGGCAAACCCATCCCCGCCAAGTTTGACTTCATCAAGCCCGCGCTTGATAGCCTGATCAAAATCCCCGGTGACAAGCACTGCGAGTTCAAGGTGGCGCTGACCGAATCCTTGGAGCCATGCGACTTCTTTGACAAAGAGTGCTGGTTCCGTGGTGTGGCTGACTTGCTGATCATCAACGAGGAAAAGGGCGAGGCCCGGGTCATCGACTACAAGCTCGGCAAGTCGAGGTATGCAGACCTTGGCCAGCTCGAATTGATGGCGCTTGCTGTGTTCAAAATCTTCCCCAAGATCACCGTGGTCAAGGGTGGGTTGTTGTTCTTGACCGAGGGCAAATTTGTCCCTACAGTCTATGAAGCGCAGCAACAACACCGGTACTGGGGCAACTGGATGCCAACGGTCACCATGCTGGAAGGCGCGTACAGTTCAGGCGTGTGGAATGCAAAACCCAACGGCCTGTGCAAACAATATTGCTGGGTGACGGAATGCACCCATTGTGGAAGGAAGTGATATGCCGTACACCCGCAAGTGGGGCCCCGGTAAGTTAAAGTCCTGCGCAACATGCACCACTCCTTTTGAACCCAAGAGCGGCACCCAAAAATATTGTTGCACAGCATGCAAACGAAAAGCGTATCAAATTGAAGGGCCAGAATCTACGGAGCGTCAATATGCTTTGATCAGTGGGAATTGGGAACGCTATTTTGGGCGTCTATGTACCCGAGCATTTCGGCGCGACCTGCTGACAAAACATGACTGCGTAGATATACTGAAAGCCCAAAGTTATTGTTGCGCCCTTACTGGGGTTGAACTGACGTGTAGGTTGGAGAAGGGCGTGGTCTGCAAGACCAACGCCAGTATCGACCGCATAGACCCGAAAGGGCCATACACTAAAGACAACGTGCACCTAGTGTGCGCGGCAGTAAACAAATTTCGGATTGACTTGCCACTCAACGAGTTCGTTGACTGGTGTAAAAAGGTAGCACACCATGCCGTACGTAAACAAAAAACGCCCGTATGAAAAAGAGTACCAGCAACAACTGGCACGAGGGGAGAGTGAAGCAGATGCAAGACGTAAAAGAGAGAACGCCCGCGACCTGTATGACCGAGAAGGTATCGACCGCAAGGGCAAGGATATTGACCACAAGCGCCCTTTATCTAAAGGTGGCAGCACCAGTAAAAGCAACCTGCAGCTCAAGACAGCTTCAGCAAACCGGTCGTTCAGTCGCAACAGCGACCACACCGTGAAAAAGAATAAGCCCAAGTAGCCTTGGAATACGCAGCGCGTAAGGTATGAGTGGTGCTGCGGGGGTGTTTAGAGATTTGAACCCTAAAACCATATCAGTTGAAGGCCCCGCCCTTTCGAGGGGTTGATTCAACCGACTGGCACCCGCAAGGTGCCGACCCCAGACCCGAACGTGGATTCCACTTTCGGGATATTCTGCATTGGAGAACACATGGAAATCATTCAAGGCAAGGCCCTAAAACTGCGGCTCAAGAACCCGCACAAGGTCTTGAGCGTTATCCCCAAGAGTGCGCTGGTCGAGGACGGCCCCGTCAGTACAGTGATGGTTCACTGGGGGTTGGAAGAAGCGCAGGTTCTGAAGAACCTCAAGATCAAGAACGTACCGTCCCCCATCATTGCCAAGTACGGATGGCCCGGTATCTACGACCCGTTCGCACACCAGAAACAAACCGCAGCTTTCTTCACGCTGCACCGCAGGGCGTTCTGCTTCAACGAGCCCGGCACCGGCAAAACGATGTCAGCCACATGGGCGGCAGATTACTTGATGAACCTCAAGCAGATCAAGCGTGTGCTGGTCATCTGCCCCTTGTCGATCATGCAGTCCGCATGGCAGGCCGACATCTTCAAAGCGGCGATGCACCGCAGGGTGGGCGTGGCCTACGGCAGCAAGGAGAAGCGGATCAGGATCATCGAGTCGGATGCTGAGTTCGTGATCATCAACTTCGATGGCATCAGCATTGTGGAAGACCAGATCGCTGCGGCCGAGTTTGACCTGATCATCATCGATGAGTGCAACGCCTACAAGACCGCATCCACTGCACGGTGGAAGTCGCTCAACAAGATCATCAAGCCGAGCACATGGTTGTGGATGATGACAGGCACACCAGCGTCACAGTCCCCTCTGGATGCGTACGGTCTGGCCAAGCTGCTCAACCCATCCGCTGCGCCCCGCAGCTTCACGCTGTACCGCGATCAGGTCATGACCAAGATCACGCAGTTCAAGTGGGCCCCGAAGAGGGAGGCCGAGCAGATTGTCAGCTCGCTCCTGCAGCCAGCGATCCGGTTCACCAAGGACCAATGCCTTGACTTGCCAGACCTGCTGTACACCGAGCGTGAGGTGCCCCTGTCCACGCAGCAGATCAAGTACTACGAGAAGCTCCGCAAGGTCATGGCCATGCAGGCAGCAGGAGAAGAAGTCACCGCCGTCAACGCTGCGGCCAAGCTCAACAAGCTGCTGCAGATTGCGTGTGGAGCAGTCTATTCCGATACTGGTGAGGTGGTGTCGTTTGACTCTGCCAACCGCATGAGCGTGCTCAAGGAAGTGATCGAGGAGTCCAGCCACAAGGTGCTGGTGTTCGTGCCGTTCCGCCACACGATCGAGATTCTGTACGAGGAGCTGCGCAAGGATGGCATCACCGTGGAGGTCATCCACGGCGGCGTGTCTGCAGGGCGGCGCACCGATATCTTCAAACGCTTTCAAGAGACTGACGACCCACGTGTGCTGGTGATCCAGCCGCAAGCTGCATCGCACGGCGTCACTCTGCACGCTGCCAACACCGTGGTGTGGTGGGCACCCATCACATCGTACGAAACCTACGCACAGGCCAACGCCCGTGTGCACCGCGCCGGACAGAAGAACAAGTGTCTGGTCGTCAAGCTCCAAGGAAGTCCAGTGGAGTCCAAGCTGTACCGGGCACTGGAGTCTAAGGAAGAAGCGCAGTTCAACCTGATGGAACTGTACCGCGAAACTTTTTCGGAAGGAGTTGAAAATAAATCTTGACCCACCTTTACAAGATAAAGATTACTGTGTATCATTACCCAAAACAACGAAAGGATTCCCATGAGCATAACGGCAGACAAGCTGGTCAACGTCTACATAAAGATGCGTGACAAGCGAGCACAGCTCAAAGCTGCGTTCGAGGAACAAGACGGCAAGATCAAAGAGCAGATGGACCTCATTGAGTCCAGCCTGCTGGAGGTCTGCAAAGCAACCGGTGCTGACAGTATCAAGACTGCACACGGCACCGCAATCAAATCAGTGCAGACGAGGTACTGGACTGGAGACTGGGCAGCGATGCACAAGTTCATCCGGGACAACGATGCGCTTGATCTCGTGGAGCGCCGCATATCGCAGCTCAACATGAAGAACTTTCTACGTGAAAACCCGGACCTCATGCCCACTGGGTTGAACGTGGACAACAAGTACACTGTAACGGTACGGAGAAGCTAAATGGAAAATGCCCTGACGTTGGCTCAGGTGGCGAAGCTATTGCAGGTCGCCCCGTCAACCATTCACACAATGATTCGTGAGGAAGACGTGACCAAGCGTATTCCTTTCATTCGAGTCGGTAAGAGCTACCGGTTTTTTGGTAGCGAGCTTGCCAAGTTTTTCAACATGGACGCAGCAATCGTCGAGAATTTTTTAACCAAGGAGAAATCTAAATGAGCAATGAAATGACCCTGTTCGCCCAAGGTGGCAACGCACTCCCCGCACACCTGCGTGGCCTCGAACTCGATGCAACAACCAAAGCCCTGATGGGTGGCGGCACAGGCAAGCGTATCTCCATTCGTGGTGGTGTGTTCCGCATGATCGTTGGCGGCAAAGAGGTTGCACAGAATGACGACCGCGCCATGAACGTGGTGTTGGTTCGCTCCGCTGAGAAGACCAGCCGCAGCTACTACGCTGGCACGTATGTGGAAGGCCAGAACGCCGCCCCTGCTTGCTACTCCAACGATGGCGTCACACCTGCTGCAGACTCCAAGAACAAGCAGTCCCCCAACTGCGCCAACTGCCCACAGAACATCAAAGGTTCTGGCCAAGGTGACAGCCGCGCTTGCCGATTCAGCCACCGCCTCGCAGTGGTGCTGGAGAACAACCTTGAAGGCGATGTGTATCAGTTGACCCTGCCAGCACAGTCGATCTTCGGCACAGGTGACAACGGCAAGATGCCCTTGCAGCAATACGCCAAGTTCTTGGGTGGTCACGGTATCCCCGTGACAGCCGTGGTGACAGAGATGCGTTTCGACACAGCCAGCGCCACACCCAAGCTGACCTTCCGTGCAATGCGTCCGTTGAGCGTTGAAGAGATGGCCACTGCCAAGTCGCAAGGCGATACACCTGATGCACTGAACGCGGTCACCATGACTGTCACGCAGATGGATGGCGAAACCAAGCCGACAGGTAGCCCGTTCGCAGAAGCCCCAGCACCCGCAGCGAAGGCCAAAGCGGAACCCGCCGATGCAGTGGATGAGCCCGTCAAGCGCACGTCTTCCAAGAAGGCCGAAGTGAAAGACGTGTCCTCCGTCCTCGACGAGTGGGCTGACGACGCCGAGTAATGGTTTCGGGGGGAAAGCGGATGCTGCACGGACACCTCGGAGATCGCAAGACTAACGGGAGAAACAGAGATGCAGACGCAGCGAGTACCCCCACCTAACGAAAGAACAAAATGATCGGATACACACTTGCCCTTGTTGAAAAAAACAAGGCCGCTGACGGAAAAAAGGTCGGCGTCAAAATTGGCCGAGCATGTATCAAAAAAGGCATCTCCGTCAAAGAGGTTGCCAAAGTTGCCGGGGTTAGCACCGTGACCGTGTACGCATGGTTCATGGGTGACTTCAACCCGAAACCAGAAATCGCCGCCAAGCTGACCCGCTTCATCGACAACCAATAACCCATTCCTGCCATGACACTGACCGAATTCCTAAGCACGGTTCTTGCAGAGACAGGAACCTATTGTGCAGTCGGCATTAAGCAGGGGAAAATTCGTACACGTTTCGCAGACAGTCTGCCAATGCTGGTGCAGGAAGTCGATGGGCTACACCAAGCCCAAGCCGATGCCTACTTCGCAGTGTTCAGCTTCGATCCCAACATGCAGCCCCAGCGCAGGCTGGCGGCAAACGCTCTGAGGGCCAAAGCCTTCTGGCTCGATCTGGATTGCGGCCCCACCAAAGAATACCGAACTCGTGAACTGGCGATGTCAGCACTGGGGCAGTTTTGCTCTGACCTGAATTTGCCACAACCCATCTGCATCAACTCCGGCAACGGTGTGCACGCATACTGGGTACTGCCCGAGAGCATTCCGAAAGACATGTGGCTCCCTGTGGCCAACCGCCTCAAAGCCGTCTGTATCGAACGCAGCCTGTACGCTGACCCCGCTTGCACAACCGATGCTGCGCGTATCCTGCGCGTGCCAGAGACCACCAACTTCAAGAACCCCGATGCCCCGCTGCCCGTGGAGTACATCTGTGGTGAAGGCAAGATCGACCTGTTCGAGTTTGCCAAATGCCTCGGTGCACCAGAACCCAGCCAGACGGTAGACGCGCTGCCCTTTGAAGTGCCAGACCACATCAAGAATGCTGGCATGGATGGCACCAGCAAAGCCCTCATGGGGCAGAACAACATCTACAAGTTTGGCAAGATCATTGCCTTGGGCGCGAACGGTTGCGCACAGCTCAACCACATCATGGCGGATCAAGCTGGCATCGAGGAGCCGCTGTGGAGAGCCGGTCTGTCCATTGCCCACCTGTGCGAAGACGAGGCCACCGCCATCCACGAGATGTCGCACAACCACCCGCAGTACGACCCGTCAGATACGGTCTACAAGGCAAGCCTGACCAAGGGCCCATACACCTGCGACACCTTCGAGTCATTGAACCCCGGCGTGTGTGGCCAGTGCCCCCACAAAGGCAAGTTTGGTTCCCCGATCGTGCTTGGCAAAGAGATTGCTATGGCCACCGAGGAAGACAACGTGGTGCAGGCGGAAGATGCGAACTCACACGACACCCGCACCTACATCATCCCCACATACCCCTTCCCGTTTTTCCGTGGCAAGCACGGCGGCGTGTATCTCAAGGGCACCCCCAACGATGACGGCGTGTCGGACGACAAGCTGATCTATGAAAACGATTTTTACGTGGTCAAGCGGATGTATGACCAAGAGCAAGGCGAAGTGTTGTGGTTGCGCTTGCACCTGCCCAAAGACGGTGTGCGGGAGTTCTCCATCCCCCTGACAGACGCCACATCGAAAGACCGCTTCCGGGACACGATTGCAGCACAAGGGATCATGGCCCTTGGCAAGACCATCGACCCCCTCATGTTTTACATCCAGCGATGGTTGAAGGAATTACAGCATATGGGACAAGCAGAAACAGTCCGTAGCCAGTTTGGCTGGACCGAAGAAAAAACTTTTGTGATTGGTGATCGTGAGATCACTGCCGATGGTGTGCGGTACAGCCCACCGTCAAAGGCCATCATGCAGACATGCGGCCTGCTCACGAAGAAGGGCGACATCAACGAGTGGCGCACGATTGCCAACTTCTACAACAACCCCGGCATGGAGGCGCAAGCCTTTGCACTGTTCCTCGGGTTCGGTAGCGTGTTGATGCCGTACACACAGGTGCGCGGCGGTATCGTCAACTTGATGAGCCCCGGCTCCGGCACAGGTAAGTCCACCGTGCAGATGGTGATCAACAGCATATGGGGCAAGCCCTTTGACCTGCTGCTGCAAAACGACGACACGTACAACGCCAAGATTCACCGCTTCGGTGTGCTGAATAACTTGCCCGCCACGATTGACGAGATCACCAACATGAAGGAGGAGATCATTAGCCAATTGGCGTACGCCATCACACAGGGCCGTGGCAAGAACCGTATGGAGGCACAGTCAAACGCTGAGCGTCTGAACCACACCTTCTGGCGCTTGGTGGCCATCACGTCTTCCAACAGCAGCCTGTACGACAAGCTGTATGCCTTGAAGGACTTCCCCGAAGGCGAGATGATGCGGATCATCGAGCTGCGGATTCACCCAACCAACAGCCACTCCAAGGAATACACTGACGCCCTGTTCGGCCGATTGACCGACAACTACGGCCACGCCGGAGAGGTGTTCATCAAGTATGTGGTCGAGAACCTGCCCGATGTGCTGGATATCCTGCGTGACGTTCAACTGCGTTTGGATGCCGCTGCAGGGCTTGGCCAACGTGAACGCTTCTGGTCCAACATCGGGGCGCTGGCCATCACCGGGGGCCTGATTGCCAACCAACTGGGCTTGCTCGATATCGACGTGAAACGCATCTTCAACTGGCTCGTGGTGTTCCTGAAGACCGGCAAGGGTGAAGTCAAGAATGGCACGGTTACCGATGGCGCTGGCGCACTGGGCTCGTTCATTGCGGGCAACATCAACAACATCCTGATCATCCGTGACGGTGCAGCAGATAACGGATTGCCGACACCCCCGATGCGTGAACCGCGTGGGGAACTGTTGATTCGTTACGAGCCGGATACAAAATATCTGTACATCGTGCAAAAGAAGTTCAAGGAATGGTGCGCCAAGAATCAGGTCAGCTACCACGACACCGTGAACAACCTGCGCAATTCAGGCGTGAACATCACTGCCACGAAGAAACGCATCGGCAAAGGCACAATGGTTGCATCCCCACCGGTCAACGTGCTGATGATCGACGACACCATGCACAACGTGTTCGACAGCGAAGCGGTGCTGGCGGCAAGCGATGAGCAAGCCGATTGAAACGGAAGGGGTTCAGATCGATATTGAATGGGGGAAGTTCATCGTGGGCTCCTCATTCTTTATCCCGTGCATTGACACCAAGTCCGTGCGCAAGCAGGTCGAGCATCACGCCGCCGCCCGGGGCATGCAAGTCCGTGCAAGGGACCGCATAGAAAATTCTTTCTGGGGGGTTCGCGTTTGGCGCGTGGCGTGATACCATTTTCTGGCAACTTGCAGTTGCTCATGGAACTCCAAAGGGATTACCCCCCGGCTCAACACCGGGGGGTTCTTTTATTCCCGTAGCGACTTTTCAAGTTCCCGGGTGTAACTGAGCATCTCGTTTTCGGATTCCCGAATTTCGTCAATCAGCTCCCGGCGCTCCGCGCTGGTCATGCCCAACATCTCATCTGTACCCTGTTCAACCATCGTGCGCAGGGCACGCATCTGGCTCAAGTCGCGCAAGGTGTCGTTGATCAGCGGGGCGGCAGCAATCAAGGCTTGGTTCTTCTCCAGATACTTCTCTGCCTTGGCTGGGTCCTTGGTGAGCAGGTCCTTGAAGGTTGCGTCGGCTTGGCCAACCCTTTCCCGCAGGTCATAGAACTCAGCCTTCTTGCGCCCACCAACGGTGTCGTACAGGAAGATGCTGGCAAACGGCATCTGGTACAGCGGACGGTCAGGGCGGCTCGGGTTGAGCAAAGCGTCTGTTGCCAGCAGGGTGGTGGAACCCGCAAGGCCGAACGTGCCGCGCAAGAAGTTGTCGATCTTGATGGGCGACATGTTTGTTGCTTCACCAAGCGACTTGGCCAGCTCCGATGTGGAGGACGTGGACCGTTGGCCAGCTTCAAGCCGCTGCATGGATGCAGACTCCAGCTCCCGTTGCAGGAAGAAGGAATAGTTGGTCATGTTCTCCAGCACAGGGCGGACAAACGATGGCACTGCCGTGGGCGATCCGTAGGCCGAGAACCCGGCCTTGACCACACTGCCCAGCGCCTTGGTGATGTCCTGCTCTTCCTCGGTGCCGAGGCGTTGCATGTACTGGACGACACGCTCGGGGATGGACTTGAAGATGAACGCCAATTCCTTTGGCACGGGGATTTTGTATCCGCCGGGCAGGAGCCAGTTGTTGTCGCGCACTTCGTCTGTGGCGTCCTTGTAGCCCTCGTCGTCGCTCATGGCCAGCGCGTAGGCAAACCCGAATGCAGTCATCATGGCCACACGGCTCATGAACATCCTGCGTGCTGCGCTGCGCTCACCAGAGGAAGACCCGTCGATGCCTGATGCCGAGCGGTACAGCACGTCCATACCCTGCGCGTAGGCGTTGAAGAAGGGGATCACTCGTGCGGCCGTACGCATCGTGGCGCTGGAGCCCCTGCGGGTGAAGTTGATCAACTCGCGTGCACGGGTCTGGGCCAGCAGCTCATCACCGTTGGTTTCCCGCATGGTCTCTTCGTACACAGCCAAACGAGCCGCAAGGTCCGAGGCTTTTGTGAGTTGCTCAAGGCGGTGGAACGTCTTACCGGCCACGCTGCGTTTTGCGGCACCGATTTCTTTTTCGATGTCGGCCACAGGCTCGTAGATGTTGAAGTCGTAGTCACCGATGATGCCCAGCTCTTCCATGCGTTTGACCGCCACGGATTTGCGACCTGTCAGCTCACCAAAGAACACCTTGGGGAAGTTGTACAGAGTCTTCATGGCAACAACCAGCGGACGCTGCACACCGGAGTAGAACGCTGCACGCTGCGCGTCATCCACCACCTGCTTGATGGCAAACGGGGGCATGGCAGTGACCGACACGCGCAGGATACGGGCTGTGGCACCGAGGGCCTTGGTCAGGCCGTTCATGATCTCTGGTGCTTGCTGGAAGGCCAGCATGTCGTATTCGTTTTGCACCTCGAAGAACACGGGCTCGCCGTTGCGATACAGGCGGGGCACCACAAGGTTCTTGTTTTGCGCAGCTTCCACCTTGGGAATCTCACGTGCAAAGCCGCCAAGCTCCATCGCTTCCAACAGCTTCACGCTGGCGTTGTTGCGCATGGTGTCTTCCACCATCCAGCTCAAGCGGTTGGCGTAGGCATCGAGCACGTTGCGCACTGGGCGACCCAGTGAGCCTTCCATGCCGGGGTAGTTGCGCAGCACTGCCAAGCCCTTGCCACGGGTGAACTTCGGTGCCACCGGGGTTTCTTCAAACACACGGTCGAACGGCACGTAGGCTTCGTTGTCCTTCCAGAATTGGCCCTGCTCTTTGGTGATCCGGCCAGTGGCAATCATCAGGTCGATGGCCTGTGTGCGGGTGGCGTTGAGGTCAGCTTGAATGCCCTGTATGCCCTTGGACTTCTGGTAGATCGCTTCCATCTGATCGATCTCTGCATTGGTCATGTGCAGGGTGATCTTGCGGGCGCGTTCTTCTGCAGCCTCTTTGGTCTTGCCCTTGCCAGCAAGGATGATGGCCGACTGCTCCAGATCGTTGTTGTACTGGCGGATGCCATGCACACGGTGGCCTTCCAGCACGGTGGAGATTTCGGACTTGGCTTCCTCGTAGGTCATGCCGTTTGCAGCGGCAAAGTCCTTGACTTTGTTGAGCGCCGACACCATCGACTTGTCCTGATCGAACGTCTCGACCAGACCTTCCTTGGTCATGCGGATGCCACCAGCACGGAAGAAGTCCATGATGATCTTGGCGTTGTCTTCCGCTTGGCGCACCAGCACCATAGGGTTCAGGTTGCCGAAGGAATCGCGCACGCCCTTGGAGAACATCTGCGACACTTTGGATTCCACCGATGCAAACTTGTCTGCAACGGCTTGGCGGAATGTGGTGATGATGCCGGAGTTCTCACGAGCACGCTTCATGCCCTGCACGGCCTGACCCACCACACCCTCGGGGCCGCGTTCGCCCACAGGCAGTTTGTCCTGCAGCGCCTTGATAGCGGCGCGGGATGCTGGGTCGAGGTCTGCTGTGCCGGGGATGGAGTTACGTTCGCTTTCGGCAGTGGCCTCACCCTTTGCAGCGGTGAAGGACTCCATCGTGAACGCAGCCTTGGCCAGCAGTTGAACCTGCTCGGCAGTCAGGTCGTTGATGCCCAGCGAGGTGCCGAAGACGCGGTTGATTGCTGTCAAGAAGCCCGTCTTGATCTGGTTGTACAGGTTGCGCAACATGCCGACTTTGGGCAAGGTGCCCGCAGCCTCAGACAGGGCCATCTCTTCAACGAAGTAAGCCAGCAGCTCATCGCCAAACACTTCAGGGCCGCGCTTCATATCCCGAATCGGGATGCGCTTGTACGCGGCTTGTGCCATCTTGGCTTCGGTGGAACCGTCAGCCTTCTCAATCATTTTCTGCAGGCGGGCGATGATGGCGTCGTACTGCTTCGCGCCGACCATGTTCTTCAGGCCCAAGTGGGCACCGACCTCGTGCAGGGCCACAGACATGACCTTGCCGCTGGGGATGCCGTTGGCGTACAGGGTGACCGACTTGCCGTCATACAGACCGCCGATCTTGCGGCCCCCGGGGGCAGCAGCTTCGAGCTTGATCTTGCCGGACTTGAGCATGCGGCGCAGTGCAGCACCCATCATGCCGGGCATGTTGGCAATCTCCGCTTGCATGGCGTCGAGGGTCTGCCCTGTGGCCGTGGCGGGTACGGAGAATCGTTCCTGTGGCAAACCTTTCTGTTCGCGGCCTGCTGCTACGCGGGTGTCTTTCTGCGCAGAAGTGGTGTCCACATCACGGGTCACTTTGCGGGTCACCGGCTCTACGGATTCACGCACCAGAACGTCTGCGCCCTGCTTCTTGCCAGTCAAAAAGTCTTTGGTATCCGCTTGGTTGTCGGGCACCACAAACAACTTGGAGCCGTCCATTTGGGCGGCGTAGTTGTCCATCAAGTTTTTGTATGCGGCCTTGTCGATGTTGATGCAACCGAACGAGAACCGCGAATCTGCAGCGGTGTCTGTCTTCAGGGCAGCAGCACGGGCACCAGCGTCTTTTTCCTTGAGCCAGACGGAGTGCATGATGGTGACCCACGCATCGGGATCATTGATGGCCAGCACAGTGCCGGTATCGTATTCACCTGCAGTGCGCTTCTCGTCCGCGCCCTTCTTGGCGTCGATGACCTTGATGTCAAACATGCCAGCGGGCGTGATGCGGTTGCTGGGCAGGTCGTTGTTGCCCTTGTACAGATCACCCTTGGCCAGACCAAACAGTGATTTCTTCTGCAGGACCAGAGTGCCATCGGGCTTGAAGATGAAGACGCGACCACTCGGCTTGTCTGCAATCGTGATGAGCTTGTCGCCCAGCTTGCCCTTCAAGGCGGGGATCATGGTCTGGTATGCCAGCTTCGCGCCTTCGGACATGCCCTTCACATTGGCAGGCAGGGGGGCGAGCACTTGCTCTTCGGTGGTGATGGTCGCCTTGTTGGTGACCACAAAACCTTCGGGCAGTGTCATGCCGCTTGGGTTGAAGATCATGCTGACAGCCAGCACCCCGGCGTGCACTTGGCGGATGATTTCCCGGATTGCTTTGGCGATTGCCTTGGCACCCTTCTCCGCAAACGTGGCAACGTCCTTGTTCAGGCGTGCCCAGAACTCTGGCGAATCTTTTTGTGCGCCGTAGAACTCTTCCAACTCTGCAGTCTGATCTTCTTGCAGGCGGCTGACAGGGCCTTCCAGCAAAGCACGTTGGTTGTCAGGAATCTCCCGCGCTTCAACGTCGATGGTGATCGGCTCTTTGGTGAGCTTGGGTTGCTCGGGGGTTGTGGTGCTTCTACCCTGCTCTTGTTCATAGAAGTCAAGCGCGGCCTCGATCTCATCGATCATGTCCTCGGGGCCCATGTCCCGGTCTTTGCCGATGTTCAAAGTTGCGTTGAGGCTGATCTCATCAATCAGGCCAGCCTTGAACAGGCGCATTGCAAACGCCTTGACCTTGGCCTTGGTTGTCTCTGGGTCGAGGTCCAGATCACCTGCGGTATCGCGTGCCTTGGCAAGCGTCAGCTCACCGCGCTTGGCCTTGGGTTTTGGCTCTGTTTTCGGCTCTGTTTTTGACTCTGATTTCTGCAGCGCATCAAACTTCGCCTTCGCATCACGTGCGGCTTCTTCGCTTGCGCGTTCAGCTTCCGCCAAGTCTGCGGCCAGACCTTCTGGCTGGTCGTACCCAGCGGCGTCAGATTGGTTCCGCAGCTCCACCACTGTGGCGCGAGCTTTATCCGCTGCGTCTTCCGCAGCTTCGTATTCGGCTTTTACTGCAGGCTGCTCCGCGCTGACTCCAACATCTCCCGTGCCAGCATCTGGTCCAGTAGGAACCAATCCGCGTCCGACAGGTGCTGCAGGTGCTTCGGTGGCTGGGGCAGTTCCGGCTCCGGGTTCAGCAAGCTCGGTTGTGGCAGGTTGTACAGGTAACGCCACGCTTCGCTTACGTCCTCGGGGCTTATCGCTGACCGCAGGCGCAGGTTGCGCGGTTGCCGGGGTTGATACATCGGGGACTCCTTGGAACTCGGGACGGGCAAGGTACGCGTCCACTTTTTCAACGATCGGGGCACTCTTTCCTTCCTTGTACACCGTGAGCATCTTCTTGACTTCAGCGGCGTCTTCTGGTTTTGTAATGTCCAGCCCGTGGATAGGGTGGGTAGGCTTGCGCAAGATGGCCGAGTGGCCGATGCCCAACACGCCAAGCACGTCAGGCGACATCAGCGTCGGCACGGTGGCTGGCGTGGGCTTTGCCCGAACTGTAGGCTCGGGAACTGGTTGCCCTTCTGGCTGCTTCGCAAACGCAGACTGCTCAGCCAACGCAGCTTCACGTGCTTGCTGCTCAGCCGCCGCACCTTCGGTTGCTTCGCGCTCAAGGCGCTGTTGGTACGCTTGGTCCACACCTGCAAGGGTGTAGTCTCTGATCTGGCCGTCCAGATACTTGATGCGCTGCTTAATCTCTGGGGTCTGCTCTGAAGCCTTGAGCTGCTCACGCATCTTGACCAGATCGGCATACTCGAACGTGGCCTCTATCATGAGGTCGGCCTGCTCTTGGGTCGATACGTCCTGCGCACGGGCAGGAGACTGCGGGGGCACTGTGATCGGGGTGAAGCTACGCTCACCTTTACGCAGCTCGGCCGGAGTGAACAGCGTGCCCTGATCCTGCCCTTGCTTGAGCTGCGGGCCACGGTTGGCAGTGCGCTCCCGGACCATCTCGTTCAACTGGGTGCGGCGTGTGCGGATTTCCCGCATGCGCTGGTTATCAGCAGAGGTCTTGTCCTTCTTCGCCTGCAGCGCGGTGTATTCCTTGTCCAGCGTGGCCAGCTCTTGCCGGAAGAACTCTGTGTCCTGCACCTCATCAAGGCCAAGCTGCTGCTGACCTGCAGCTTCCAGCTCCTCTGGCGTGCGGGCGAACCCGGCTTCCTGTGCGACCTCTGTGGTCAGGGGGAAGCCTTCATACAAGTCGGAGGGGCGCGGCGCGGCCTCATCGGGCGCGGGCTCCAGAATCTGACCTGCGAGGTCTCGCTGCGGCTGTGTGGGGGTGGGCAGGCCACGGAACAACTGCCCTTGCTGGCCAACGTACCCTTGGGCCTGTGCGGCCTTGGCTTCTGCACCGAGCCCTTGTTCAAGCTCCAGTGTGGCGCGGCGCTCACGCTCCGCCTGTGCTTTCTGTTCGAGGTCTGGGATTTCGCCCGGGGCACCCGGAGTGCCTTTGGCGCGGCGACCAAGCGCCATGTCCAGCAAGCCTTGCACCAGTGCACCAGTAGCGCCACCGTAGGCTGCAGATTCACCGACCTGCTCGATGATGGCCTGCTCTGGCTTGTAGATGCCCTTGGCAATCAAGTTCTGTGCGATCTGCGTTGCAGCTTCCTGCGCACCTTCTTCACCACCGGCGACCAGCGCACGCTTGATCTGGGCAGCGGCACCTTGCTTGATGGGGTCGGCCAGTCGGCCCAAGATTCGCAAGGGAGCGAACATCTCCGTCACACCCACACCTGCGCCCAGTGCAGTGGCAAGGCCCCGTTCACCGGCGGTCGCTGCACCTTCTTCGGCACGGCCACGGGCTTCACCAGCCCCAGCGCCAACACCCAATGCAGTGGCCCCGATGCGGCCAGCAATACCCAAAGGTGCGGATGCAAGGAACGGAACGGTGGAGCCTACGGCTTCGCCAAACTTACGGCCGATCGATTCTTCGTAGCCAGCACCAGCTTCAAATGGTTTGCGTGCCGAGGCAGCAGTCTCTTTGACGAACTGCCGGGTGGCTTTTTCTGCGTCTTCAGGCAGGAGGGCGGATGCGCCTACAGCGGCGCTTTCGGCAAGGCCGATGGCCCCGGGCACGATGCCCTTGAAGAATTCTTTGACGTTGCCACCGACGGTGGTTTCCGCCGGAGGCTGCGCGGCCTCTGGGTTTTGGGCGAGGACCGCCTGAGCTACCTGCGCATCACTTGCCCCCGGAGGACCCTCAATCTGGTATGTGCGACCGTTGGGGGCTGTGATGCGGTAGGTTGTCATGATGCTATGGCTTTACGACTTGTGGTTTGCCCCATAGGGACATGTCAATTCCGCTACCGGCACTGGTAGGGGACGCTGCCAGCATTGTATCCAAGCCTGCGGCTTGTGCAATCGCTGCGTTGACTTGGGCCAGCTTTGCTTCGTATTGCTTTACGGCTGCTTTGGCATCTGCACCAATTTTGCCCGGCATCATTGCCTGCTTTGCAGCGGCCTGATACATCGGATCACTCTTCAAATTGGCCGCGTATGCTTTGAGCTGTTCCAACCGTAACTTGTCCGCCTTGCTCATGCCACCATCTGCATTGGCTGCTCTTTGCCGCAAAGCATCCGCCTTGATGCGCTCGACTGCCAAAGATTCTGTTTGGTACGCCTTGGTTTGTTTGAGCTTGTCTGCTTCCAGCCCAGCGGTAACCGCAAACTGCCGCTCTTGGCGAGATTGGTTGGTCAGCGCGACAGCATCTCTGTGGTAACCAGAACGCTCAGCGCGTTGGGCCTGCATGATGGACATTTCAGACTGACGCAGCGCACGGCGTGCAGCTTCATCTGCCTTCTGTGCAGCGGTGAAAGTTTCAAAACCTGCAATAGCCCCAGCGGCGATGTTCTCAAACGGATTGCTTGATTTGCCGCCCATCATGCCAACACCGGCGCGGAACAAGGCTTCGCCCACGTTGGAGTCTTTGCGCTTGCCCAAGGCTTCCTTTTCGGCTTTCAGCTCGGCCAAGAACGGGCTGTATTCCTTGTCCATGCGATCGATGTCCTTTTTGGACAGGGCTTCGGCTTCCGCACCGAGTTCTGCGGCGGTGCTGGCTTTGAACAAGCTGGCAAGTCCACCTTCGGGGGTGACGGCTTTATCCGCGACCGCTTCTTGCTTGGGTGGCGGAACGACGTTGGCCTTGCCTTTGCCTGTGCCTTTATCAGAAGCTTTGGCTTTAGGTTTTTCCGCGTCTCCGCTGATGGAAGGGACTTTTGGCATGCTGCCTGCGGCTATGCGGCGATCCATGCCGCTGGTGTATTCATCCCGTTTTGGCTCTGCGGTGGGGGTTGACAACGCTGCCAACTCCGCCTGACCTTCGGCTTCGCGCTCGGGCGAGCCAAACAGATAGTTTGCAAAGCTGGTTTTCTGGCGGGCGTCCATCATTTCTTGCCGACGTTGTGCCATTTCCCGTTCTTTCGCGGCCTTGGCGGCGTCTTCGGCGCGGTTGCGCTGCCACCACTTATCGTAGGCTGCGGGGATTCCCGCCAAGTCCTGCACGAATTGGGACTGCGAACCGTTGTACCGCGCAACACCACCTTCAGCCATGCGCATGACTGGTTCTTGGCCATAGGTAGACTCACCTTCATCGTAGCCTTCGTAGCCAGCAATGCCGCCGTCGGCCATCATCTGCATGTTGGGTGCAGGCAGGGCCGCAATGCCCTGCTCTTGGGGTGGGGCCATCTGCGCCAGCGCAGCGTCAGCTACCTTGGGCTGCTCCTGCATGCCCTGTGGTGCCTGTGCGGCTGCACGCATCTCTTTGCGGCGGTTGGACTCCGACACAGCCAACGACATGATGTACGGATCGTTCTTGTGCATCTGCGCATATTGCTGCAGTGCCTGATCCGGCAGGCGTGCCAGAGTGGATGTGATCTTGTTGACGTCAATTCCTGCCATGATGATTCCTTATGCCATGTTGGCAATTGCCAGATCGGCCAGACCGGAGCCCACGCGACCACCACCAGCGAACGCGCCCAGTTTGCTCAAACCCAACGCGGCAGTACCCAGACCCGCTGCTTGTGAAACGGTCGAGGGCGGCGGTGTGAACATGGTCTGCGACTGCTGTGTCAAAGGCAAGCCACGGATCATGTCGGACATGAAGCCGAGCTGCTGGTATGGGCGCTGCTGCGCATTCAGGAAGTCCTGATACTGTGCGCCGAGGATGTTCTGTGCCTGCGCCTGCTGCTGACCGCCATACGTGTTCTGCAGCTTGTTGATGTCCATCATCTGGCCAGCATACTGACCACCAAGCGTGCCGAGTTGACCCGCTGCCCCCAGCCCCACCTGAGCGCCCTGCATGTTAAGACCGGCACCATACTGGGAGGACTGCTCGCGCAACTGGGCTGCTTGTTGGGCAGCTTGCTGCTCGGCGTTGAACTGGTTCATGGCTTGGCCATAGGCGTCCTGCATGCCCTTGTTCTGGATGTCACCCATCTGCATGGACAGGTTACGCTGGGCTTCAGCGTTCTCAATAGCTTGACGTGCACCACCGAACGCACCGGCACCTGCGGCTTTGGCGCCGCGCTGGGTAGAAGCAATGTCGGCTTGGCGCTGCGCTTCGCGCTTGTTGGCGTCCACCACCTGCTGCATGTACGGCGACATGTACTTGTCGGCCGCGCCGGGCTGCGTGAAGCTCTGCGACTGGTACTGCGAAGGGCCGTACTGCGCGTTCAACCCCTTTTGCGCGGCCAGTTGGGCAATACCTGTGGCTTCGTTGATCTGCCCGGCCGGAGCCATCGAGCCGATGTTGGCGTAGGACTGCTGCTGCAGGGGGCTGAACTGTGCGTAACGCTCGCCTTGGTACTGCAGGTACGGGTTGGATTCAAGGTCTGTCAGACCTGCGGCTTGGCCCAGCAGGGTCTCTGCATAGGGCGCAAGAATGGGGGAAAAGCCGTACTGCGTTTCGGTGGTTTGGACTGCCATGATCTTGTTCCTTATGCGGGAAGGTATTTGTCAGCGCGGCTGTTCTTGGCAACGCGCCCTTTGCCTGTAGTCTTGCCCCGTGCTTTTTGCACACGGTCCATCATGGCGTACAGCTTGCGGGCACCGGCTTCAGTCGAGCCGTTACCCAGCTCAGACACGATGCGGGCTGGCACCACGAACTCACCATCAGCCAGACGGGCAGGGCGCTTGCCGCCAATTGTCGCAGGGATCGAATCGCTCACGCCATCACCGGGGCCGCGCAGCAAGCGCCCGCCATCCGAGTAACCGCCAAGCGAGCCCAGCCCGCCAAGGGCGTAGCCTGCAACACCGCCTTGGGCCATGCGCATGAGGCCACCGTCCTTTGCGGGGTCTTCCGGTCTTGTTGTGGTCGGCGTAACGATGGCTTCTGTAACCCACTTCCGATCTGTGGAATTCCACACCCACTTCTGGCCTGTTGGAGGCGCAGTCTTGGGCGTAGCGTTGGGGTTTTTCAGCTCGTCAGCAATCTTCGGACCCTTGTAGGGGTTCTGAATACCCACGGACTTCCAGTAATCCGTTGCAATGTCTGTGCCTTCAGGCAGGTACGGGTTGACCGGGTAATCGCCTTGATTAGACAGATACTCGTACGCCTTACGCGAACCGCCCCTTGTCGCTTGGGAGATCGGCTGTGTAACCGGCACTGGGGGCGCAGGGTTTAGCTCGTCAACAGGTGTTGGGGTGTATGGGCCCGGGTTTGCTGGGTTTGTACCACCGCCACCGCCGCCACCGCCACCGCCACCGCCACCGCCACCGCCACCGCCACCGCCACCATCCCCAGAAGTGGTGCGCGAGATAACGCCGTCGATGGCCACATCGTCAGGACCCATTTGTGCGCGGAGTGCATCCCTGCGAGCCATGCGCTCGGTGCGGTCCATGTCCATCTGCTTGATGCGGTTGTAGGCTTGCTCGTCGGTCTCCCCGTGCAACATGCCTTTAACACCCTGCGCCAACATTGGCGCAAGGATTGGATCGGATGGCGTGTAAGCAGCAAGTTTTGCCGCAGCGGCTTCTCTTTTTGCGGTTTCGACATCAATAAACCGCTGGCGCTCTGCATCGCTCATGGGGCCACCGCCACCGGTAACAAAACCGCCGTCTTCAAACGCCACGGCTCCGCCGTTGGCCAAAGCCATCAGGCCACCAGCTTTTGCGCCGATCGGCGTGCGTGCACCGGGATCGTTGGCGTTGGTGTACTCCGACAGGTTGCGTGAGCCCCATTCATCGGACTTGACTGGATCGAAATACTGGTACTTGCCGGTGCGCCAGTCGTAACGAGCAGGGCGAATGTAACCGGGGGTCTGCTTGGACTCTGGCATGTCCTCTTCGTTCTCGGGGGACAGCAGTGCAGAACTGCCCGCAGCGTACAGGTACTTCTTGTTGGCTTTTGCAAACTCGCCAATCTTGCCTTGGTCGTAGATGCTCTCTGCGCCTTTGCTCAACGCGTCCAGACCGGTAGGTGGGGCGTACCCCGCAGTGCTCAATGAGCCCGGATCAATCGTAGCAGGGGCCCCTTGAGTAGGCAGTTGCGTAGCCGTTTGGACAGGATCAATCGTAACTTCCGCAACGGGGGTAGCACTTCCGGTAGCGTCAGCCATAGTGGTTGTGGGGCCGGTGGCTGTAGCTTGCGCGGATGGTGTGCTAAGGAAATTCTCTGCTGCGGACGCGCCTTCCAAAGCAGGGGATGCGGCTTGTTGCGCGGCTAACTCCTGCGCAGCAGCTTCGTTTACCCCTGCAGCGCCAAGACTCGCCGCCAAACCAGCGCCGCCATACGCACCCAAACCTGCCAACAAGCCTTCTTTCAAGCTGCCCTTGGCCAAGCCGTAGCCTGCTCCGACCACAGTGCCCGCCATCGCGGCGCTAAGCCCCAAACCGGCAGGGCCAAGAGCAACGCCCAGTACCAGAGGGAGCAGCGACTTCAGCTTGAACGCTTCAGGCAACCCCGTTTCGGGGTTGATGGTCAGCTTTTCGCCGTGGTGAAGGGCAAGGGCGTGGAGTCCGGCAACTTCACTGGGTGCCATGTGCACCAGCATTGAATCACCGTATCGGCCTTTTGAAGCCATGTCATTGGCAAGGGCGTGTAGGCTCATATCAGACCTTTATTTTCAAAACTTTTGTGGCGCTGTCATAGTAGACAGACCCCACACGGAGGTTAGCGTAATCCGCGTCGGTAGGCAAGCTGGCAATGAACGCCCCGGGGGTCGTCGGATCGGGCTGCGCAAAGCTCAAACCCGAGATGATTTCCGTACCGTTTCGCTGCGTAGATGCCGACATTGGCCCCGGCGATACCACTTGGTTGAAGAACAACCGGAGCACGTTGGACAACCGGTCCATGTACTGCCGATTGTATTCCTCTGGGGCCAGCGGTAGGCTGGGTGGGGTTACGTTTGCTTGTGCCATATATCAGCGTCTGCCGTCAGGGCGAATGTCAATTCGCGGGGCCCCAAGCTGCCACGTCGTGCCAAGCTGGGAAGAGTCGATCTTGAAGATGAGCTGCCGCCCGCGCACGCGGGTGTAAATCTGTCCGGTGAACTCTTCGGTCACGACATACGTGCTGCCCTTGACCACGCTCTGCCCTGCGGAATCGGTAACCCCGGAGCCGGAGTTGTACAGTCCTTGCAGCGTCATGGTGATCTGCGGCGTAGGGGAAGACGATGACCCGTCAAACGTCAAATCTGGCAACACGCGCCAGACAAACCCGAAGTTGTGGCCGTCACCAATGTCGAATTCCGAAGACGAGATGTTGGCCGCAATGGGTGTCGGCACGGCTGTGGAGTTGTCGTCCACCCCGTCTTCGTGGTTGACAATGTTGTTGATGTAGGTTGCAGCAATCGGGAAGCTCAGCAAGCCAGAATCCAGCCACGCTGTGCGGCCCATCGTGCCGTAATACCAGATTTTTTCGAGGTAGTTGAAGATGACGTACTTGTCCACCACCGTGGAACCTGCCGAGCAGTAGAACCACCAGACCTCGTTGAAGCCCTCGTTGGTGCCTGCAAAGACCTGCACCGCCTGATCTTGGTTGAAGTCGTTGAAGATGTATCGGCGCAAGTCGCAGTTGAGCGTTTGCACACGGCCGTCGTAGGCGTAGAACTTGTCCACGCCCATCCAGTACACCACACCAGACGCCAACGCCACAGCGTTCGGGCCTGCGATCGAGATGTTGTCGCCCAGCAACTGGGTGCCCCAGACGTAGGGTGGTCCGAGGTACTGCAGCGAGTACAGCGCCTGATCCGTGAACGTGACAATTTCCTGCCGGGTCTGGATGGCCGTGATGATTTCCGAGCCGTGCGACAGGCGGATACTGCCCGCTTGGTTGGTGACCGCAGGGGTCCACGTATTGAAGTCTTCCTGATCCGACCAACGGATCAGCATGGGGTCAATCGTTGCCGTGCCGTAATCGTTGGTGCCAAACACCAGCGTAAAGCGCGAGGAATCCGACACAATGATCTTGTTCTGGAACAGTGGGGTGTCTGTATCCCCAGAAACGGTCAGATCGACGCCCCGGGTCCCTGTGCCAGCAGACGAGTCCCAGTAGTAAATGCCTCCGCCTCGGGGGCCAAACAGCAGGTCTTCGCCGTAGTTGTACTGGTTCCAAAGCTGTAACGGGATAGGGTCAGCAGTGCCCGTGCCCCAAGGGCCGGAACCCCAACCACCCGCGCCCCACCCGACCAGTGGGATTTGCGTTTCAGGGCCGGTGTTGAGCTGGTAGTTAGCAACCACGGAAGCACCGCCACCGGGGGAACCCGAAACGTCAGTCGCGTTGGCTACGGCCGACACCGTGATGGTGTAGCTATTTGCGCTCAAGACAGTGACTTGGTACTCGGCATTGAGCACGCCTGCCGTGATGTTGCCGCCCAGACCTACCGCGCCGCTGAAGGTCACAAAGTCCCCGGTCAAGCAGCCGTGTGCTGTGTCCGTGACGGTGATGACGCTGGAGCCCAGCGTGGCCACAAACGGGTCGGCGTTGATGGTGGGCGTTGCCCGGATGGGGGTGATGTCGAAATACTGCCCGCCCAGATTGATGTAAAACTTCAGGTTTGTGCCCACGCCAATCAGGTTGGCCCCGCCAAGGGTGATCCAGTTCCACAACGAGCGGCAGACGCCCAAATACGTCTCGGCGCTGAAGCGTGTCCAGCCACCGATCTTCTCGGGGTTGCCCTGACGGAAGCGGATTTTGTCGCAGTCGTACCAACCGCCTTCGGTGGTGTAGCGGGTGTTTTCCCGGTTAACCCCCGGTTTGAACAGTATTTTTTGTAACGGCACGGCTCACCTCATGCGGTCAAGACGTTGAGGGCGGTGTTGATATGCGCAACCCTATCTGCGAGCCCTATTGTCCCACCATTGATCTTCTTTGTCATCCCGGTGAAATCCTTGGCGTCGGCTTCCTTGTTTAAACCGCGCTTGTTCCAGTACCAAGCAGCCGTAAGAGCTGCGTATTCTTTTGTCAGAACCAAGTCAGGGTTGGCCACAAAGTCTACCCCCAAGGCATCAGAGGCAAGGCGGTAGTTGTCCTTGCCGGTCAACTGAATCAGGCCACGGCCACGGTACTTCCAGCCATCGCCCTCTTCGGTATTACCCATGCGCCCGGAGTACACCTTGTTGGCGATCTTCTCGGGGTTGCGGTGAAAGGGCTGCGCTGCCTCCTCGGACGGGAAACGGCTTGGCCAAGTGGCATGCAATCCCTTGGCGCTGTAGTTCAGGTTCTCCTGCAGGGTCTTGAAGTTGCCGGACTCATGGGCGCACTGGCCGATGAACGCAGCTTGGCGCTCGGGGGTGCTGATGTCAAACCGCTGGAATGCAGCCGTCAGAGGCTCAAGCCAAACGGGGTCGATGTGCATTTCTTTGAGTTGGTCTTCAGTCATTTGACGGGTCCTGCCTTTGAAAGTAAATCAGTCTTGGCCTGCGATCCCGCAGAGCTGCCAAAATAATACGCGATGATGCCTGTCCATGCGGTGCCAAGCGAACCAAGCATCATCAAGATGGCAGGGTTGTTGCTGTCCACCTGACCGATGAACATCATGATCAGGATGCCGAAGAATCCGACAGTGACAGCGCCAGCGAGCAGGGGAGGCATCAGGCTGCGAGTAGTGGCCTGCATCTCCCGGGCGGACTTGCGGTCTTCCACTTCCAGCTTTTCAAAGTTCAGGCCAAGCTCCTGCGCCTGCTTTTGCAACTCGATCTCGGCAATCTTGACCTGTGCGATCTGCTCGGCGCTCAGCTTGTTGTTGGAGATCATGTCCCCCACTTTGTCGGGGTCCACGCCAATGGCCTTGGAAATAGCCGACACAGCCATGCCAGCCAACGGTCCACCCATTGCTGTGGCAATTGTGGGCGCGATTTGTTTAAGCCATTCCATATCAGTTACCCCTTTTGGTTAGCATTGCGCTGGCGATCTCCAGCATGAATTTTACTTGTTCGAGGTTTTCTGGCTCCTGCGGCCACCCCACCGTTACCTGACCAACGAACCGGGGGCTGTCTGGCGGAACGCTTACCCGGCAGGTGTACCCCACACCCTTCTCGATGTACCACAAACCCACCTCAGACTGAGCGTAGCGGTACTCCCCGCAAGGGATTTGGTTGGTCATCAGCTTGACCACATCGTTGTTGTTGGGCGTGCTGTGAGTGAACAGCCCCACGTCAATATCGTCAATGCTCTTATCCCTGCCATCCTTGGTGTATGCCTTGTAGACCACCCGCGAGTTGAACAGCGGGTTGACCTTGAAGATTGCCACCACGGTAGCACTCGTCTGCTTGAACAGCATGGCGCTGGCCTCGTCAGCCCGTGCGGTGTTGATCTCGGGCAGCTTCTTGGACTCCTTGTAGGCGTCCCTCATAAATTCCTGATTCTGCCAAAGGAAGTAACCCACGAAGGCAACGACGGCCATCAGCAGCAGGGAGAACAGCTTGAACGGCGAGTCCACATACCCGAGCACCTTGTCGAGTGTGGTGTTGGCGTTCAGCTTCTCGTCGCTCATTTTCTGATGTACATCACGTAGATGTAAGCCCCGTAGGTCAACAAGGCGGCAAGGATAACGGTGGCAATGCTAATCGCGATGTACTCGGCCAACTGCTCCCTGCGCCTCTTCTTCTGCGCCGCCTCGCGCTTGGCAGCTTCTTGGGCCTCCCTGCGCTTTCTGGCTGCGGCAGCTTGGAACTTCACCCAGTCATTCCACATACCCGGACGGCCAGCGTAGACCATGCGCTCTCGGAGTTCCTCTTCTTGCTGCTTGAGCTGCTCAAGCGCCATGAACTCTTCGAGGTCGGAGCCCCCGCCCTTCTTGTTGGCCTGCTCCTGAATTTTGGCCTTGTTGTCGAAGTAATCAAAGACCCGCGAACCGAGCTGGTGAAGCTCCTTGCCGTTCGCCAGCGCACCTTTTATTACAGCAAAGGCCGCATTGGCGGCAGCAATTTCGGCAAGCACTACATGCTCCTAAACAACGGGATAACGATGTATGCACACCAAATAACAAGCCCAGTTAGAAGGGCCGCTGCAATAAATGCGACGGCCCAATCTTTCATGGCCCCGTAGTGGTTGTGGTGGTCGTGTTGGTATTGGTCACCACAGTTGGAACAGCCGTATTGTCAGTAATACTGCCACCAGCAAGGCGACCACTGTTGCCAGAGTTTGACCCACTGTTCGCTCCAATCGAGTATGAACCTGCGCCAATTACACCATTGCCGCCGATGGTTGTCACGTTGGCTGCTGGCGCTTGAATCTTCGAGGCGATGCCGACAAATGCGTTGTTGGTGCTGATGCCCAGAGCGGTGGCGTTGTCAGACTGGCGCATGCCGAGACTGGTCTGCTTGTTGACCGTGTAGACCTGTCCAACTGTGGGCAGCAACAGGCCGGTCCACTGCAAGGCGTAGTCGGCCCAGTTCTTGGGGGCGTTGATCTGCGTGTTCTGCTGACCACCACCCATTTGCAAAGACATGACCGCAGCGACTTTGGCAGTTGTGTCACCTTGCTTGGCGATGTCGGCCAGAGCTTGGTAACGGGCCGTCTGAGCTGCGGCTTGGGCCTTGTGAGCTTCGGCGTAGGCTGCGTATTCGTGGGCACAGCCGGACAGGGCCAGTGCGCAGAGGAGGGTTGCGATCAGTCTCATGGTTGCTCCTGTGGTGTGATTTCAATCCAAGAAAGGGTGCCTTCATCCCATTGGTAAAGTTTGCCGTCATTTGGGTATGGAATTGGGGCGCTCCACAAGTAGGTGAAACTGTCCTTAGTCCACGAGGGGAAAGGCTGTGGCTCAGAAAAACCAACGCCGTCCCATATGTAGCCGATCCCTGCGTAGTTCTTGCGAAACGCTTTGGACTGGTCTGGATCGGGTTCGCTTGTGTTGGGGGTGTAGTACACCCCGCCTCGCGTGTTGTAGCTGGTCTGAATCCAAGTTGCCGGATCGCCCCAGTTGCCCGTATCAATTTCGGCTTGCTCGATGACCAGCACTTGCTGGACGACATTGTTTTCGTCGATTTGTGCAAAGTGGCTCATGCTGTGTACGTCCCAGATGAGTTAAACGTGTGGTAGGTGTAGCCGCCAGAGGATGTGACGGTTCCACCGGAACCGCGCTGTGCGCCAGCGTAGCGAATGATGACGATGCCTGAGCCCCCTCCGTTACTAGCCCCGCCAATATAGCGTCCGCCACCACCGCCTCCACGGTTTGCGGTGCCCGCAGCGGCATTATCGCCGTAGAGCGACTCACCTCGACCCCCGCCCCCGGCCCCACCACTGCCGCCAGCAGAAGCAAAATCACCACGAGCGCCGCCGCCGCCGCCTCCGGCATAAGTCGTTCCGTTAAGCCAAGCAGTGCCAGAACCGCCGTTCCCACCACTCGCACCTCCGCCGCCTGCCGACGCGCTGCCCCCAACCGCACTTGCGCCGCCCCCGCCCCCGCCTGCCGCATCATCACCACTACGCGAAC